AAATTTAACCCACGATTTATATTGGATTTTTTTAACTATTGCCAAGAAATATTTTTATGGGGTGCTGATTATTATGCAGAGCTAATTCACGAAAGAGAAAGCGGCTCATGGGTTGTTTGGGATAAAAGAAGCAATGACAACGTGGCAGAAACTAAGCTAGATAAAATGTTTGGTTCTGCTTTTGAATTATGCTGGTCAAAATATAATCATCAAAGATTGATGGCACGGGTAAAGTATTCGGGATTATTTGGAACGGAAACTCAAGACGCAAAAAAACGCGTTCACCCTACACAAAAGCCAATTCAGTTAGTAGAATTTTTCTTTGGTAATTGGGGAAAAGAAAACGATTTAGTTATTGACCTATTCGGCGGTTCAGGTTCAACACTTATCGCGTGCGAAAAAACAAACCGCATAAATTACAGTATGGAGCTTGACCCTAAATACTGCGACGTTATAGTCAAACGCTGGCAGGAATTTACAGGGAAAGAAGCAACTTTAGAATCAACAGGTGAAACTTTCGGAGTTATAAATGGCTCAAGGTAAAGAACATCAGCCAACTGATGAATCACGCAAGTTAGCAAGAACTCTGTCTGCTGTAGGCATTACGCATGAAGATATAGCAAGCAAGATAGAAATTAGTTCTGATACATTAGTTAAATATTATAAAAAAGAATTAGCAGACGGTCGTATTGATGCAAATGCAACTATTGGAAAAGGATTGTTTGAACAAGCAAAAAATGGTAATACTGCTGCTGCTATGTTTTGGCTAAAGACCAGAGCAGGCTGGAAAGAAACTCAAAAACTTGAGATGACAGGAGAAGATGGCAGCCCAATAGTCCACAGAATAGAGGTTTCGTTTGGCGACGATTAAGGCTAAGTTTCCTCCTATTTTAAAGGAAATATTTAAGCCAAAAAGATACAAGGTTATTTACGGAGGACGCGGCTCGTCTAAGTCTTGGAGTTGTGCAAGAGCATTAATCATTAAGGCAGTTAATGAACCAATAAGGGTTCTATGCGCTCGTGAAACGCAAAAGTCTATACAAGAGTCAGTGCATAAGTTGCTGAAAGATCAGATTGACATGCTTGGTTTACAGCACATGTTTACTGTGCTTGAAACAAAAATAGTTGGAATCAATGGGTCTGAATTTAGCTTTGCAGGTATTCGTCAACAAGGAATTACTAACTTAAAGTCTTTTGAAGGTGTTGACATATGCTGGGTTGAGGAAGCGCAGGTTTGCACTAAGAAGTCATGGGACGTTTTAATACCAACGATTAGAAAGCCTGGCAGTGAAATATGGATTACATTTAATCCAGAACTTGATACTGATGAAACGTATAAAAGATTTGTATTGACAGATAATGAAGAAGCTGTTGTTATAAAATGCAACTATTCAGATAATCCCTGGTTTCCTGATGAACTTGAGAAGGAAAGATTAAACTGGTTAAAACGTGATCCTGAAGGATACAAGACAGTTTGGGACGGAGAATGTAGACCTGCGGTTGAAGGTGCTATCTATGTTAATGAGATAACTAAACTTCATCTTGAACGTAGACTTGGTAATGCTCCATACGATCCACTGTTAAAGGTTCATACAGTTTGGGACTTAGGTTGGAACGATTCAATGTCAATCATGATGGTGCAACGTTCAGGCTCTGGTGAAGTTAGGATTATCGACTATATTGAAGATTCACATCGTACTTTAGATAGTTATATTGATGAATTAAGATCAAAGGGTTACAATTACGGCACAGATTATATTCCTCATGATGGCAGAAGCAGAGATTTTAAGTCTGGAAAGTCTACTGAAGAAATATTAATGGCGTTAGGTCGTACTGTTAATGTGCTAGGTCGTGAAGATATAGAAGAAGGAATTAAGATGGCAAGGATGATGTTTGGTAGAGTTTGGATTGACAATAAAGCATCTGAACTACTTAACCAGATAAAACGCTACAGACGTACACAGAATCAAAGTACAGGCACATTCGGTGCGCCTTTACATGATGACAGCTCTCATGGTGCAGATTGCTTTAGGTATCTTGCTATGGCAGAACAGAATATGACTAATGACTCTTGGAGTTCAGGAGCATTAGATTATTCATATATACAAAGCGGTATAATTTAACAACAGAGGATTAAAAATGGCTAAGTCTAAATCAAAAAAAGCTCCATCTCCAATGATGCCTGGTAAGAAAAAAGGCTGCTAATAATGGCTAAAATGACTGATTCAGAGATATTGGCAATTATCCAGAATGAAATGGCTAATGCTGATATCAGCACAACTTCATCTCCTTCACTGCAAGAACCGCTCAGATATTATCTTGGGCTTCCGTTAGGCAATGAGCAGGAAGGACGTTCCAGTTTAGTATCAACAGATGTTGCTGATGCTATTGAATGGATAATGCCTCAGATCATGAAGTCATTTACTCAGAATAATGAGGTGGTGGTTTTTGATGCTGTTAATGAGGCTGATGAATTACAAGCGCAGATTGAATCAGAGTATGTATATGATGTATTGATGAAGCAAAATGATGGGTTTACTTTAATCCATCAGTTTGTGAAAGATGCTCTTATGCAACGCAATGGAATGTTGAAAGTTTATTATGAAGATGATGAAAAGATAACCACCTACAATTACTCAGGCTTAACAGAAGATCAGTTAGCTGTTGCCTTGATGGATGAAGATACTGAGATATTAGAATTAACTGAAGATGAAAGCCAATCAGAAAATCCATTAGAGCAAGAACCTGTTACTTATAGTGCAAAGATTAAGGTAACAGAGAAGTGTGGAAAAATTTGCATTGATCCTGTAGCTCCAGAAGAATTTAGAGTTAATACACAACACAACAGTATTAGCTTAGTTAATGCTAGATTTACATGCCATATAGTTAATAAAACTATATCTGATCTAAGGGAAGAAGGTTACAAAGACGAAGATATTGAAAACTTAGTTAGCTCTGATCTACTTAGGTCTGCATATAGATTTAATTACCAGAACGAACCAACACAAGTTCCATCGGTATTAAGTTCAGATGATGCTAACAGATTAGTAGAAGTTACTGAGTGCTACTTGAAACTGGATGTTAATGGTGATGGTATAGCTGAGTTAATGAAGATTACAGTGGCTGGCGTTGAAACTCCTACTGTTATCTTAAACAAAGAAGAGATAGATAGCGTCCCCTGGGTATCAACTACAGCCATATTGATGTCGCATAAGTTTCAAGGTCTATCTATATTTGACCGTTTGAAGTCTATCCAAGACAACAAGACTGCAATTATCCGTAACATTATGGATAACATGTATCTGCAAAACAATCAACGCAATGTTGTACTTGAAGGTCAGGTTAATCTTGATGATCTTTTGGTATCAAGACCTGGTGGTTTAATTCGTGTAAAACGAACAGATGCAATAATGCCATTGCAAACACCTGCTATTGGTGATGCTGCTTTCACCATGATGCAGTATCTTGATGAAGTTAAAGCCGGACGTACCGGTGTATCTGGCGATGGAACTGCTTCACCTGAAAACATTGGTAACGCAGTTGGCTCACAAGGTGTTGAGCGTATGATGAACGCCAAAGAAGAATTGGTGGGCTTAATCATTCGTGTTATCTGTGAAACTGGCATAAAACCTTTATGCAACAAAATTCGTGATCTTGTAACCATGCACGTTGATACAGTGCAAGACTTTAAGTTTCGTGGTCAATGGGTAAAGGTTAATCCAGCAGAGTGGGAAGAACGCACAAAGAGTTCTGTACGCGTTGGAACTGGAACTGGTGATACTAGAGCTAAACTTGCAGCTATTCAACAGGTTCAGATGTTGCAAGAAAAGGTTATGGCAATACCAGGTCAAGTATTAACAAATCCTACCAAGATATACGCAACTATAGACGACTTCTGTAAGTTCTCAGGACTAGATTCAGCTAACAAGTATTTTGTTGATCCATCAAGCCAAGAAGGTCAACAAGCAGCGCAACAAGCGCAACAAACACAACAGCAACAACAGCAGGAAGCACAACAAGCACAACTTGAACAGATGCGTATGCAAGCTGAATTGGCTAAATCAGCAACAACTACAGCAGAAGCTCAAATGCAGAATGTAGCTATCAAAGGGCAAATTGAGCTAGGTAAGCATCAACGTGAAATGGAGAAGCAATCATTCCAGATTCAGTTAGAGCAGTTAAAGGCTGAATTAGACAAAGCTAAGGCTGTACAGATAGCTGAAAAAGATTTAGAGGATATAAAGTTCAAGTATGACCAGTTGTATGCTCAAACAGCACTTAAATTAACAGAGTTGGAAGCATCATCAAATACATCTCAAGATGTTAATTATGAGCAGAACAGGAACAATATGTATGACGGTT